CCAGTTCCTGCCTCATTTTTAATATTATTAACTCTTATTTCAGACATTTTGAGTTATACTTTTCAGTTATTTATTCAGTTACAACAGTACCCCCGAAATCATAGATCTCAGAGGTTGCTACTGATTTGTTTGTATATCTCTTGCGGTCATCATAATTTGTTGACCACTTATAATCACCCTGAAAATAAATGGTCTTATCAGTCCCTTGAATGTTCTGAGTCTTAGCAATATGATAGTTTGCCATCGTACAAATACTTTTTCAAGTATTTATTCTATCGGTCTCTCAAACTCAGTTCCTTCCTGCACAATCCCATCACCATCACGATCAATTGCATTGGGATTATACACAACATCTTTCACAACAGTGCCACCAAACTCATAAAGTTCTTTGGTGGCATCTGCTTTTCGGTTATAAACCTTTCGGTGCTCGTGAACTGTTGTCCAGCGATTATCACCTTGATAAAAGATAGTTACAGTTCCACCCATACCAAACTCTTGTGTATGTTGAATATGATACTTTGCCATTTTTTTCAAGTATTTATTGTCTGATGGTCTGGAATCTTGGGAAGTAAATCAAAAGCAATAATAGTCCTTTGCTTGTTTGACTTATTGGGAGGAACAAAATGTAATGTATAAGAAGGAACGATAACGATTGTACCTTCTTTTACATCTTTAAAGAATCCAAAAGTTGTTGTATCGCTTCTAGCATCTTGCCAAGGTGCTATAAAGGTAGTTGGACTATGAACTTTTGGATCATATTCTAAATATAAAACTCCAGAAAATCCCCAAGAACGATGATTATGAACTGATTGATCATCACCCTTTCTATATCTAACCGCCCAACAATCTGTCATTGTACAAGTAACTTGTGCCTCATTACAAAACTCTTGTAACTGAGGTTTAACTAAATCCATAAAGTAATGAATATAGTTTTTGTTATTTGTTTGACGATCAGTTTCAAAATTTTGAAGAGGAGTTCTTACAAACTTTTGAGAGTTGATACGATTTAAAATGCCCTTTTTTTTAAAATCCCAATCATCAATCTGATATTGATAAGAAGGGTATTCAAAAAGTGGTGTCTTCATCGTGCTCTGTCCCAGGCACAATGTGCTCTCTGCCCGTCTTGAAGCACGTAGTGAAAAAAGATTTGATGGTAGTAAAGTTCAGTAGTTTTACCAAACAGTTTCTTACTTTTCTTTGTACCGGGCATTGGATCTCTCCAATGTGGGCGTGAGCAACCTTTATAAACCATTCCATCACCAGGTTTTAAAACAACTGCTCTGTTCTCTCCTGGAACAAGAATTTGTGTTTTTTTCTTATCAGCATATTGGTCTGGCGTTTTAATGTGTATCGGCCAATCAGCATCATTTCCTTCTAGGTTGGTGCTGATATGAACCGTCACAGAAATCTCACAGGCATCACGGTCTGCGTGACGGGTAAGTTCCTGCCCTGGGAAGTAATATCTGTCGTAATAATAAGTATTATAAAGTTTACGACCCAGTTCTTCTTCCAGTTTCATACGAATACCGCAATGAATCTGGCGGTATTGTGGGTGCCAATAACGTGCAAGTGAACCTTCAACTTGCATTTCCACTTCACTATGAGTGAACTGGTCCATCTTTTTACCCCACCAGTTCATCTGTCCACGTTCTGGCGGAAGAGGATGGTAAAGTTCTTCTGGGTCCCAAAGGTCTTTGATGACCAAATATCCATTCTTCTCAAAGGATTCGTTATGGGTCCAAGCAGTGCCCGTATTCATCCTTTCCTGCATCATTAGCTGCAGTTCTGTCATTTGTTCTGCCATAACTTACCTCACTTCCAACGTGGGCCAACCGTCCATCCAACAAGGGATTTACGGGTTCCTTTTGTAACTTTAAGAACTCTATGTTGTGTACGGGAATCAAACAGAATCACAGTGCCACGCTTACGAGGAGCAATATAACTATTCCCTGCTTCATCAAGCAGTTGCAAGTTACCACCTTCATAATCATCGGGGTCAGACAGTTGAACCACGAATGAAAGTTTACGCACAAGTTCAATATTCTCATTTACGAAGTCTTGTGCCAGACCATCCTGACGATTACCAACACTTACTGGTTTGTATTGAGTTGCTAATCCTGCGTCATTATGCCAACCATAGAACTGTCCTTCACTATACTTCGTGAACTGCATTGATTCTCCATCAATACAACGAAGGTCATACAAGAAGTTCTCACGGTTTGCACGTTCAATATAGTGCCATACAAATCCACCAACCCAGTGCGTGGTGGGAATCCAGGCGTTTTGTGAGTTTCGTTTATCTTTGTTCAGGGCATCTCCGTGAAGTCGGGAGTCTGCCATTTGATCTTCGAACTTTTCTGTTAAGTCTCGTTCGAGAATATCTACTACGTCTTCTGGTAGATCGCTAAAATACCAAATGCTTTGAAATGCCATACGTTAATAATGTATTCAGTGTAATTATATAGGATGTTGTGGGGAATGTCAAATATATTTGAACCATCCAGTCATAATATATTTGACACCTGATTTACTTGGAAGACCATAATGGGAATGTGTAAAAAAAGCAGGCCACATAAGTAACTTTCCAGTTTCTGGATTAAATTTTTTATTTTGGGACGGAAACACAGTCTGTCCTCCACTCTTTACATCATTTAAGTATATCATCCAAGCAAGAACTCTGTCATTATAACCACTATTTTCACAATGCTCCTTTGAATATGATTCTCCGACATTATATTTTTGTATTTTAAATTCAATATCTAAACTATATTTTCTAATCTGTTCCACAAAATGAAATTTGTTTTCATATTCTTTTATTGTTTTACCCAAAAGAGAACCAACGGTGTAAATCAAACCATCATTGATTTCAAAATTTAAACCTACTTCTTTACAACTTTTTAATTTTTTATCTATGATTATATCATTATTGATTAATATTGTACCTTGATTTTTTTCAGATTTTTCATAGATCTTTATTAAACTTTCACATAAATCTTTATTTAAAAATTGTTTCTTTTGAAATATAAAGTTCTTATCAAAAAACATAATAATACTCAATAAAAGTTTAAATCAAATAAGAAATGATACAGATACCAGAGCCACCTCCACCACCGGCAGTATTATCTCCTCCACCACCTCCACCACCAGTATACTGAACTCCTGGTCTTCCAGCAACAACACCACCATCAGGAGCAGAATAAGAACTACCACCTTTACCACCTCCTCCTGATCCACCAACACCTCCTGTTTTTGGTTGTGGTCCACTTCCTCCACCACCACCAGCACCTCCACCACCAGCAAACAATCCTGTTGGACCAACAGCAGGAACCCAAGATGGTCTTACTGGTGCTGGAATCGCAGGAGCAAGAATAGGTGCTGGGAAAACTGGCATAGGATATCCAGGACCACCTGCACCGCCATCTGTACCAGGAACACTGCCTGGTCCTGGATTTTGAACTCCTGCACCACCGGCACCACCACCACCACCGCCGCCGATGTCAATCGTCGTATTAAAGCTTGGTCCACCAGGAAATCCTCTTCCATAAGTTCCACTATTTCCAGGTTGTGATGGTTGATTAGCAGAAGATGCTTGTGGAAATGTTGATGGAGAACCAGTTGGATTTCCTGGACCACCTGCACCAGAACCGCCAACACCACCACCAGGAGCTGGACCATTTCCACCAGTCCAATATCCAGAAGCACCTCCACCTTTTGCAATCAAATATTGAGGTTGTGGAGATGATCCAAAAGTACTGTCACCACCTATTGTTCCAGGATTACCATTACCGTTGGGTCCACCATTTCCACCAGAACCAATGGTAACTGCATAAGTGCCAGGAGAAAGAGTAAACGCAGATACAGAATTTGGTATATAAACAAGGCCGCCAGCACCAGCACCTCCTGAGTTATTATCGCCAGCACCTCCACCACCTCCAACTAAAAGGAGATTAAATGATGTCGCAGTTCCACTAGTTACAGTAAAAGTTTGTGGGCTAGGTCCAATAAAAACGTGGTATTTTCTACCACCGTCGATTATTTCCGTCCCACCAGATGCATTGATAGTAGATTTTCCACGAACTAACTTCGATGAAACTCCTCCACCAAACCCAGCAATACCAAGAAATGGTCTTTCCTTCTTATGCCATTCGAACATTATTCAGTCCTCCCTATCAAGCAGAAGTCTTGGTTTGCGTTGCAATTACCGTAAAGGTTGCGTTGGCAGTCTTAATGATCGTATAAGTATGCAGATCTACGCCAGAACTACCTCCACTAGAAGGTGCCGAACCACCAGTCCAGTTCTCTGTAACTGCACCACCATCAATTGTAAGTTGTGCAGAATAAGCACCCGCTGCTGCTGTTGTGATCAAAAGAACAGAAACTGCTTCACCAACATTCATTACAGAATTCAGAGATGTTGAAGCATTGTAGCGAATATTTGGTGTTGATGTTGTAGTTTCTGTGGTTGTAAAATAATGAACCATTCCATTTTCAAGATTAATATTGGTATTATCACTCAACTTACCAGCAACAATATTAACTCCTTCTCTGAGTAAACTTGAAAGGTCCAGACCAGGAACTTGAAGATAACCACCACCAAGTGCCCAGTATGCTGGTGTACTATTACTCCAAGTTAAAGTCTTATCTCCTCCAGCACCACCAAACAAAGTAAAACCACCACCATCAGCAGTTGTATTTGATGCTGCCGTTGTAGTTCCAATACCGATATTCTTATCTTCTACAACCAGATTTACAGTATCAATGGTTGTTGTGGTTCCGTTTACAGTCAGGTCACCTGTTACTGTGAGAGCACCACCGACCTGGACATCAGCGAGAGTTAATGTATTTGTTACATTAAGACTAGAAGCAGTAATAACACCTGCTGTAACCTCAAAATTTCCACCAACACTTAAATTACCAGTATTAGTAAAGTTTCCAGCATTCGTGATACTACCAGAACTAGTAACAGAAACAATACCCGTCACAGCAAGAGTATTAGTCTCTGGAATCGTAACCGTACTTCCAGTTCTTGATTTAATATTGTCTACTCTTAATGTTGACATCTTAAACTTACTTTTTAGTTATTTAGGATTTATACAGCAACAATATTAAAGTAACATCCATCATCAACAGAAACGGTTACACCACTTTCAATATCAACTGTCAAATCTCTATCTACAAACATTGCAGCAGTTTTATAAGGTAAAGATATCTCAACATCCGAGTCTATCACATTATCATAAAGTTGAATACCTCCTCCACCACCAGAAATACTGATGTCAACAGTGTTTCCACGAACTGCAAAAGTATTACCAGTACCAACAAAGTTCAGTGCAGTTATGATTCCTGATGTGATAGTAACTCCACCAGATTGAATTCCAATAGCATCAATACCACCAGTCGCAGTAAGAACTCCAACGGCATTAATACCACCCGTAAAGTTCAACGGATCTTCAAGAGAGTTACCACCAACTTTTGTAATCCTTGAAAGTGCCATAGTTCTACCTAGAAGAGTCCAAGAATATTAGTTCTTAATGTAGT